TGTTAATGTCAGACCGATATACGTCACCAGCAATCAAAACCCCGCCAGTCCTTCCACCGCCCCCGCTATTTCCCGACCGCATTATCGGAGCAACCATTAGAACGACAGCACGCAGGGCGTCCCGATCAATTCGGTAGTCGCAATTCTAGGTGGAATCGTGGCAACCACTGGCGGCAGGGTGCTGCTGGCAGAGAATGAGATCCCGGTCAACGCGCCACCGCCGCCGCTGATGGCGAGCAACGCTGAGTTGTCCCGGATCAGGCCACCCAGGACGATTCGATATTGCGTCACCTGAATCAACCACTGCCCCGCCACTGCCTGCAACACCAGGGCCAGGGTGGCGGGGGAATGGGCACAGGTGATTGTGACCGATGCTGCCGCCACACCCGAATCAAGCCCGGGGCAGTTGAACTCCTGGAACCGCCAGGCCTGGGGCCCGTCGCCGTCGCCCGCGTCCCAGGAGCTGAAGGGGAGGTTGTCGGCTAGGTCGAGCCGGTGCCAGCGGGCCCGCGCAGTGCCGTCGGGGCTCAAAAACTTGAGGGTCTGGGTCCAGAAGTAGGGGCCGGTGGCGGCCATCAGCGGAAAATCCCTAGATCCCTGCGGCCGTCAGGGCTCTGGGCATAGGTCCACATCCGATCGGCGGCATCCTCGGCAATCGCCACGGCATCAGCCATGGATACCGCCTCGGTGCCATCGGGCAGCCGGTAGACGGGGCCGTTGTGGGCCAGGTTGAAGGTTGGGGCGAAAGTGCCGCCGCCTCTGGAGCCCCCGGTAGCGGCGCCGCTCGTGGCAGTGCGAGGGGCCGACCGATGCAGATCGATGACCTGCTCCTGGGGATGCAGCATGGCCATAAATCCGCCCTGCCCGTCGAGCCCGCCAGACCGTGGGCCGTTGCCGGTGTAACCGCCGCCGGCGAATGATGGCACCTGAACGGGCTGGATCATCCCCAGCTGCGGGCCCCGCACGGCGGCGCTCACCGAATTGGCCGCCTGGATGAGGCGGTTGATCTGCTCGATGAAGGCGTTGACCGCCCGCCCTGCCAGCGACAACGCCGAATTGATGACGCCTCGCACCGTACCGACGATCGACTGCCAAGCCGCAGTAATGGGTCGCACTAGGCCCACGGCATAATCCCTCATTCCATCCATGGCCAGATTCCAGGTTTGCCCCAGGCGCGCAATCAAGCCGTTCTCTGGGCCGATGATGGTGTCAAAAAATGCTGCAAAGTTTTCGCTGATATTGGGGAGGATGTTGCCGACGTAGCTGGCGAGGCCGTCCATCATCAGGTTCCAGCCGCCGCCGATCATTGCGACGAACCCGGTGGTGGGGTTGGCAATCAGATCGAACAGGCCCCGGAAAGCATCGGCGATCTGGTCGCGGAACGAAAAAATGACAACCGTCGTGGCGACGGCTGCTGCGCCAATCAGCACCGGGGCGGTCACAAACCCGGCGATCAGGGCAGCTAAACCGGTGGCCACTGGCACGATCGCGCCGGCTATTCCCGCCAGAGTGGCGCCAATACCCAGGCCGGCAAAGGCGCCCAGCACCGTTACCACGCTGGTGATGACGGGAGCCAGCAGGGTAAAGCCCACAGCCAGCAGGGCCACGCCGCCGACCGCTGCTTGTATCGGGCCTGGCAGCATTGTGAAGGCATCAATCACCGCAGTCAGCGCCGTAGCTGTTGCATCTAGCGCAGGCAGTAAGGCCACGGTCAGCCCAGCAGCAAGACCGCCGACCTTCCCGCCAAGCATCGCCAGTTTGTCGTTATACTCATCCGCCTTTTTGGCAAATGCTGCTGTCATCTTTACGCTTAACGATTCGATAGCTTTACCGCCTTCGTTCAGCATTGGGATCATGTCAGCGCCTGATTTGCCAAACAGCTGCATCGCTAAAGCTGTTTTCTCTATGCCGTCTGGCATAGTCTTAAACTTGTTTGCTATCTCTAGCGTTACCTGATCCGCCGTCTTGAGCTTACCGGCTGCATCTGTTGCGCTGATGCCTAGGGTCTGCAGTGCTTCAGATGCCGGACCCTTGCCGGTTTGCGAAGTTTCGTAGAGGCCTTTGCTGAGCTTGACCAGCGACTTAGCGACGGCATCGATGTCAGTTCCTGAGGTCGCCGCTGCCTTCCTGAATTTGGCCAGTGATTCAACGCTGACGCCGGTGCGCTGGCTCATGTCGTTCATCGAGTCGCCTAGTTCAATCGTCCTGCCCACCAGCGCCCCCAGCCCGCCAATCGTTGCGATCGGGGCCAGGGCCCCCAAGGCACCGCTCAATGGGCCGAGCTTGCTGGTGAGCGACTGCGTGGCACCTTCTACCAGCTTGAAGGTTGAGCCGAGCTTGGCGACTTGCTCGGTGCCGACAACCTGGGCGGCGATTTTGAGAATCGCGTCAAAATTGACGGCCATCAGGAACCCCTCAGCAGTGTCAGCAGTTCCAGCTCGATGACGCGCAGATCATCCATGAGCGCAGCAACCGCACCACGGCCACGACGCAGGCCCGCCAGGGCGATCACCGCCGGATACTTGAGCCCGGTCCGCACCCGGTACGGATGCCCCTCTGGGGTGTATTCAGTGGCCCACTGCCATTGGGTTTGCACCTGGCACCAGAGCAGGAAGGCTTCCCAGTTCTCGGGCCATATCCAGCAGATCGGCTCAGCGAGCTCTGGGGTCTCATCGGGCACAAACCCAACGATCCCCAGCCTTTTCGCTTCCTGCGCCAGCCTGTCGTTCTCCTGGGCTTGGGATTCAACGCGGCTGGTGGTGGTCATTTGTCGAAACCATTCCCTCGCAATTTCTTGGAGGTTGGCGGCTTTCCCTCGCTGTCACCGTTGAAGCCCTTGATTTTTAGCCATGCTGCAACAATGGCGCTGGCCATGCCTTCAATCCGAAGAACTTTGTTTTTTTCTTCTTCGGTGTACTCAAGGGGGTCACCGTTTGGGTTGCGCACATCCTCACCCCAGCCGCCAAGAATGCGATCAGCCCAATCAATGTCACTTACATTCGTGGCGCCCTTGGCGGCTTCGGGCAAAAGGCGCCCCTCGGTGATGGCCTTTCGGGTTTGGTCCCAAAGCCAAATCGCTTGAGTTAAGCTGTTAACTTCCTCTTGATCCATCCGATTAAACTTAGCCGTAAAAGCTAAATTTTCTGTGTCGCCATTTTTCAAAACAGCGCCTTCTAGCACTACTCGACAGGGATAGGTGCCGTCAACATTGAGCTTGTCAAACATGGGAATTAGGGCAAAGGGTTAGAAGTAGTAGCTTGATCAGTATCAGGTAAACGCCAGCGTGCCGGAGTCGCTGAGGCCTTCAGTGCGTCGCACCGTGAACGGAATGGTCAGCGCTGCGATGCCGGCATCATCGTCGGGTGCGGGAGCGCCTAGTTGAATCTTGGGCAGGCCGACGACCATGCGATTGCCTGGAACCGTGCCATGGGTGAAGTTAAGCGCACCATTGGTAGAAGCTACTGCTATCGCGTAGAAATCCTTGCTGCTTAGCAGATCCGGCCTTTGCAGCTTAAGAGATCCCGTGATTACACGATCCACAATCTGAAAATTAGGAGCGCAGCCCATTCGATCGTAAAATTCTACAGTGTTTTCACATTTTAGCGAAAAATCAATAATGCAACAGCTATAACCATGAAGGCTAAACGTTGGCGTATTGACAGAATTGCAAGCTACAGGAGCGGCCATAGCGCTATAAGTTGGCGTTAGGGATGCCGCATCGACCGGAGGCACGTAAATACCAGGCACGTCAAACGAGAACAGCGGCACCTCGCCGGCCTGCATCTTCAGCTCCCAGCTCTTGGTTCGGGCACCTATCCCTAAGTGCTTGTTGCCGTCCCAATCGTGGTACCAGGTCAGAGAATCAGCCCCGCCCGTCACGAATGAGTAGGTGTTGCTAGTGGTGGCAACCGTTGCCAGGTTCATTCCTGCAGCACGCAGGAAGATTCCGTAGGCGGGGGGAGTGCCGGCGGTGCCAGAGCCGACGGCTTCAACGTCAAACGCAACGCCGTTTTTCAGCTCGGCCATCACGTCCGACAATGCGTCACCGAACTGCCCGTCTAGGCTGGGGCGAG